TTGGAACCAGACATCGGAATCCATGAAGGCTGCTTCGTCAAGTACTACTCCAGCGAGACTTCGGCCACGCAGGGTCATGGCATTTTCTGTTCCTTTGAGTTCGATTAGCGATCCATTAATTAGTTCGATTTTTAGGTCGGTTTCGTTTTTGGATTGTATCCATTGGGTTGGGATTAGTTTCTTTATTTCTTTCCAGGCTATGTCTTTTGCCATGCGATAGGTTGGGGCACAGTAGAAGTAGGTTTCGCCTGGGCGGTTTATTGCTGCTTTTAATAGTTCGATGCAGGATAAGTAGGATTTTCCGAATCTTCTGCCAGCTACGAGGACTCTGAATCTTTGTTCTGCGTTGAACACCTCCCCCTGTGCCCATCGGAGGGAGAGATTTTCGGCTGTTTTTGTGCTCATGTAGTAGAGATTAGCTTAAATTTTGACAAATTTCTGTGTTTTACTCGACTAAACTATGTTTTTAGGGTTATTATTCAGATATAAGTAGCATTTTAGTCCGTGGCTGATTCTATTCTTCGTAACAATGGTCAATTTACATCCGAAAAAGCATTAAAGGATGGCAGAGTATGTGGTAAGCGACAACCTGATGTGGTGATTGAAGCCAGGAGGCAGAAATTGTATCGAAGACAGTTGGAAGGTATGACAACAAGACAGTTGGTTTTAGATCACGCATCCAAAGAGGGAATTGGGGTGGAGACAGCGTGGAGTGATTGGAGAAAGGTTAAGCAGTGGAACGATGAAGATTGGGATAAGGATAGAGAGAAGATGGTGTCACGACTCCAGGGAATGAGAATGAAGTTATTTAACCAAGCTATTAAGAGAGGTCAGCTTCAAACTGCTGCTCAGATACTAGATTCACTTGGTAAAGTACTAGGCGAGAGTGTAGAAAACATCAATATTAACGCTCCACAGCTATCTATTAGCGTTGAAGATAAGAAAAAGTAGTTGACATTAGTGTGATATTGTAGTATTATTATATTGTAGTATTTTATAGCTTATGACTTGATTTATCAGTAGGTTCAGTGGTATTAACAATATAAAAAATTTTTTTGCCACACTACCCCATGCGGTTTTTTGTGCAGTGGATCGCATGGAATAAAAAAAAAAAATAAAAAACATGGTAGCCAGTGCGGAAAAATAGAAAATAAAAAACCCCACAATTTGCGGGGCGGGGTAGAGGCTGCGGAAAAATAAAATTAATTCCTGAACTGATTTGTGCAGTGTTTCGGGGTGTTGTTTAATGTGCAATCTTTCATAAACTTATCGTAGCCAGTAAACCAGCTCGCAAAAATAAATGACGGAATAAAAATAACCATAGCAAAAAACGCTTTCGGGTTGTCGATTGCTCCAGCTCCTCGGGTTCGGGTTTTAGAATTTCTCATAATGTAAGTGTTTGGGGTGTGATACGGCAAGCAATAAAAAAATTAAATATAATTAACATTCTCTTTGTCTATTGGATGTTGCCAAACTTTAAGACATGAATAATTAGGATAATTTTGTTTTTCCCTTTCTAGTTTTGCAAGTGTTAATTTAATAGTTTCATCTAAAGTAAGATTTGGACTCCAATTACTGAAGTGCTTAAAAGTTTGAATAAAAAACTTTTTTTCATTTTCATGTGGTCTTGATAGTGACATAATTTTTAAACGTGATTAATAGTATTTTTTAAAAAGATGTAAATTAAAATAATTGTACAAATAAGAATAATAAAGCTAGACATTTTTATAACCCCATTGCCATAATTTTTTCTCCTATTTCCATTAATTGATTAAAAGATTCCTGGAGTAACAAATCCTGTAAATTCATTACTTGCTTATCAAAATCAAAATATCTTGAGGTTTTTGGAATATCTAAAAATAATTCATTAACTTTAACGGTCTTATAAATATTGTCTGTTTTATAAGCTAACCAGTTTTTAAACTCAATATCAAATAAATATTTGTATTCATCTGCAGAATCAAATTTTAAAAATTCTGTAATATCGTCATGTTTTTCTGATGTCAAAGTTTGATTTCTTTGCTCATAAGTTAAAACACTTAAGATTTCAAGACCATTTTTATTAATTTGTTTTTCTTGTTTCCAATTATAAGGAGTTGCAATATTGGATAAATCTCCCTTACTTAATAAATTTCTTACTAACTTTTCATTAGTATAAAAATTTTCTAATATAAAACCCGTGTACTCTGGGTATCCGTCTTGATGACAGTAAACACTTTCAACCGTTCCATCTTGGTTGAGAATTCCTATTCTTGATCTAGTAGACATTGTTTAAACTCCTTTAAAATTTGGGTGATTTTTAATAGGCTTGTAGCCTGTACTCATTTTAACATAGATTTTTTTATTAAACTACTACAATATTTAACTTTTTTTCTTATTTTAAAATCATTAGATTCTTAACTGTTTCATATTTCCAATTTAAAAACCTAGTCACTGACTTAATAAAATTTCTTTTTGTCTCGTTTTTGTCTCACTGTTTAAGATACTATTGTAATAACGTAGTAGCACCCGTAAAAAATTTAAAATCGTTCAAATTTTGCATAAAAAAAGATCAGGTATTTTAACTCCTGATCTAGTTTTATTTGTTGTTAGCTTGTTAAATTGCTAAACATAGTTCTTTTGATTTATTTAAAATAGCATTTGCTTTACCATATAAATTATTTTCGGTTCTAATTCTTGCTTTTTCACTTTCACTTTTAATATTTTTACTTCCTGCTTGATGACTATAATAAAAACTTATTGCATTATTTAAACTATAAGCATTGCATCCGTTTTGATCTATTTCAGTTAAAAAATTATTTTTTATTTTTTCGGTTTGTACTAAATCCAAATAAGTTTTTGGTCTTGATAATTTTAATTTTCTATCGGTTACAACTATTTTATTTTTCCATTCGTTTTGAAATAATTCTTTTATAGTTTCGTTTGCTTGTTCTAATGTTATTTGTTTTTGTGCCATGTATCGCCACTCTTGAATATCTTGATTAAATTGATGTTTATTAAAATCAATTATCTGCGGTAGTCGTTCCACTAAACCTGTAATACTTTTTGTATGTTTAAAACTTAAATTTTCAGAATTTTTTACTTGTGCCATTTGGTTAAAACAAAACATTCTGAAGTCCAGAAGTGCCAAAGTGAACCCCACGCTAGAGTCCATTGATGTAATATAAGTAATTCGTCTTTTAATTGGATCATCTTTTAAAACATCCCCAATACAATCATTAATACAAGTATTGATTACAAATCTTTTAGAATCTATATTCATTATTGACTCTATTGTTATTTTATCGCTGACTGATTCAATAACTTTTTTTATAGTATCTAGTTGTAAGATTGTATATTCATTTTTCGGAATATTTAAAAGTTGCCCAGTACTATCATTAATAATTGCTTGATAGTCTTTTATTTCAACTAGTTCTTCATTATGATCTTTGTAAAATAAACCACTTGATTTTCTAGCTTTAAAATCTAAATTATTAGATTTCCATATTTCGTCTATTGTTTGATCAGGTGTAATAATTTTACTTCCTTTATAAATAGTTTCATTAGAACTATTTTGATAACCGATTTTTTCGGCTGTTGTTTTGTTTGATTCTTCACTAGAAATATTAAAACTTCTATTTAAAGAATTGATTAAATCTAATTGGTTTTGCATTTTTAAAATGTGGGTGTTTTTAATTCTGCTAGTAAATAGCATTACTAAAATATTACTCTATATATATATCTTTTGCAATCGTTCCATATATTTATATAATTAAGAAAATATTTTAACTAAGTATTTATACTCACACTGTCCTGTGTGTGGAAAACTCACACTGTCCTGTGGAAAACTTTTTTCTCAAAATTTCAGGAAAAATTTTTTCATATAGTCCACTGCACTTCAAAATTTTTGTATTATACCAGTGGGTTTCATCAAGAAAATATTTTCTCAGGTCAGGCAAAAAGTTAGCTTATGAAAGCGATTTTTCGGGTTTTTCAAATTAGGCAGACAATCCAGTATGAAAGGCGATTTTTAAAATTCTGAGAATTATTACTGAGAATAAAAACTGAGAATAATAATTGATAATTTACTAAAGTGATACTATAATAAAAGAGTTCACTAATCCACAATTA